TCGAAGGTCTCGGTCTTGGGCTCGGCGGCAGGCGCGGAGAACTTGGTGGGAGCGGGAAGGCTGGCGGAGAACTCGCGCAGCACGGAGAGCGCGGATTCCTGGGCGGCCTTCTTCACTTCGTTCTTCATGCCGTCGTTCATTTCGACGGCTTCGTCGGCGGCCTCAGCCGCGACAGCGGCCTCAATGGCCGCGATTTTCTCGGCCAAGGGCGCGAGGGCCGCAGCGATGGCGGCTTGGATCTCTTCGGGAGTCATGTCTGATGGGGGAGTGGGTTGGTTTTCGCCGACCTGGAATAGGCCGGAAGGATTGGCGGCGGGCTCGCTCACGATGTCGGCCGAATAGATCTCGGCGCAGCGGGCGAACCAATGGTCACCGATCTTTTCGTCGGTGCCGCTGAAAGCGATGGAAAGTCCGAAGGTGTCGGGGATGGTCTCGGCCAGCTCGAGGATGTATTCGCGGCGGGGCGATGAGCGGAGCAAGTGCAGGTCGGCGCGAACCATGTCGCCGTCGATGCGGAACTCCTTCAAATAGCCGACGATCTCGGATGCGGAGGTGGTGTGGTCGAGCTTCACCTTCAGGCCGCCGGCGTAGGTCTTGGCCTGCTCCATCACCTGCGAGAGCGTGAGGTCGTCGACGAACATTCCATGCCCGAGCGCCGGGCCTTTGGTAATCACGGCCACGCCACGAATCACGCCGGATTCGCGATCAACCTGCCCTTGGAGGACGGAGAAAAACTTGGCCTTGGTTCCCATGCTATGAGCGCGAAACGTAAAAATCAGCGCAGTGCCTCGGTTGCTCTGGCTGCGCCCAGAGTTTCGAAATCCCTTGCCAAGGGAGCGTCGAGGCCGACCGAGGCGGCGGTGGTCTCTCAGCTAGGACGTAAGCCACCGTCAGCGGGTGGCTAGCCTGCGGGGTCGAACCGTAAAATCCCACGCGCCATGGCGGCGGCGATCATCATGCCAGCGCAATCGAGGGCGTGGTTGTTGTTCTGCTTCACTTCCACCCAATGATAAATGCCCGGGCGAACCTGGCGCTTCTCTTCGCTCGCCACCTGATCGGGCCAGAGCGGGTTGAAATCGTCGGGTAGCAGGTAGGGAAAGCCTCGGCCGGCGAGGGCGTTCGAGAGCATGTCCTTCGCCCATTCGCCGTCGAACTCGATGTAAGGGGCGGTATGGCCGTTGCCCACGGCCGCGACGTAGGTGTCGGAGATCGGGATGTTCACGATTTGGCCTTGGGCGTCTCGCATGGGCCAGCGCTTGCCTTTTGTCTTGGCGCCTTGGATTCCGTTCCAGCCGAAGGTGACTGAATCCTTGTCCACCTCGCTCGGCATGTAACCTCGGTCCTGCCCGACGCATTCGCTTGGGACGCGGTAGAGCGCTTGGAGTTCGCGTAGCATGTCGCGCGTTTCCACCTTCCCGAAGTAAAGCTGGCGGTAGGCGGGCTCGGGTGTCCACGCACCGATCTCCACCCACCAGCCTTGTTGCTGACGGTCGGCTACCATGAACCGCGCGATCTCGTTCGGCACCTTCTCGGCTTGGTAGGTGGTGGTGAGGTAGTTGGTTTTCTGGCGGCCTTGAATCTCGATGGTGTTTTTCTCCACCTTCCAGAAGCGCCCTTCCTGCTTCTGGCGAAAGTTGATCAGCGCATTCTCGTCGCCGAGCCGGGCGAAGTCATTCTGCGCAAGGCAGTATTTCGTCACGAGGGTTTCGAGGCTGTGAGCGACCAGCGATTCGTAAGTGAAGGAGCGCCGGCGCCGTCCTTCGGTCGTGGCGATGTAGCGGCCTGAACCACGCCAGAGCGCGCGGGTGCGCTCGGTGTCCTGGTGGTCGTGGTTGCAATGCACGCAGACGAAGCGAGCGGTGGAGGCGGCGAGAGCGACGTCGAGCGTGCCGTCGTCGCGCTTCGCCTTCTCGTCCCAGACCACGCCCGCTCGGCTCTTGTCCTCGCGCACGATGCTGAAGCGGAGGGGCATCGGCTTTCCGCAGGAAAGGCAGTCGGCGTGCCAGTGCTCCTGCGTGCCGGCGATGAAAGACTTGTGGGCCGTGTCGCCTTCGGTTCCGCCTTGGCTGATGTCGAGGATGTGGCTGATGCCTTGCGCTTCGAAGGCCGAGACGCGCGCGATGGCGTGCGGGTAAATCTCCGCCCAGCGTGGGAACCAGAGCTCGTCGTTGATCTTGTAGCGGATCGACTGGCTCTGCTGGTGCGCCAGGTTCGCCGAGTTGAGCACGAGAAACTGGTTTCCGAGGTAGATCTCTTGCTGGGTTCGCAGAGGGCCGGGGCGCGGGAGAATGCGGGCGACGGCGTCGATGGAATCGAGCAGCGGCATGAGGCGAGTCTTGGCCTCCTTGCCGGCCATTTCGTCACTCTGAAACGTGAACGAGCACGGGCCAGGATCGTTCACTATGCGCCATGCGATGGCCAATTCGGCGAACAGGGTCTTTCCGGTCTGCACCGGCGCGATGAGCGTGGTGTGCCGGCAGAGCGGGTCGGTGAGGGAATCGAGCGGCGCTTTCAGCCATGGGCTGTTGCGGATGTCAAAACGGCCTTTGATGGGGCTCTGGGGGATGTCGCGCACGTGGTCGCGGGCCCATTCGTAGATGGGGCGGCGGTCGGGCGCGGTCGGGCGGTAAGCGGCTGTGAGCTTGTGATTCATTCCACCGGCTCCACGTCAAACGCCTTGGCCACGTCCTCCACCAGCTCATCGTGGATCTGGCGAAGCTCGGCGCGGAGCTCGGCGATCTCCTTGCCCAGCAGGCGGGGCGCTGCCTCGGTCTCCACCTTGGCCTTGAGGTTCGTCTGCCAGATGGCCGTGGCGCGCTGGGCGTCGGCCTTGGCCTTCTCGATTGTGATCGTCTCGCCCTTCATTTCGGCGATCTCCATCTCGCGCCGCTCCACCTCAAGTTTCTTGATGCGGATGTTCCAATCGATGCCTTCCTCGGTGTCGAGGCCGCGCATCTTGGCGACGTAGTTGCGGATGCTTTCCTGGGCTCGGTATTTGTCGCGCGACTGGCGCACGATCACGCCGGCATCGGCGAGCTGGGCCACGCGCTGCTTAGTGAGGCCGAGCGCGACGCAGAGCCAGCCCATCGGCACGAGCTCCATGCCGGGCTCGGAGTGCTCGAAAGCTTCGATGGCCTTGACTTCGACGCCAGTGAGGGTGCGCCCGGCCTTGAGCTTCTTGATGATGTTGCCGACGTTCGCCCGGCGAATCTTCGAGCCATCGACCTGCGGGAGCTGCTCCGGCTCCGATTCGTGGTCGGGCTCGATCATGCTGTGCCCAGCATTTTAGCCTTCGTTTCGTCGAAGGTCTTTCCAGTGGCCTCGTTGACGGCCTCCTTGCCGGTGAAATCCTGCCAGCGTTTGACGATCACATCGCAATACTTTGGGTCTAGCTCCATCAGGCGTGCGGTGCGGCCTGTCTTCTCGCAGGCAATCATGGTTGATCCACTGCCGCCAAAGAGGTCGGAGACGATGTCGCCTCCCTTGCTTGAGTTTTGGATTGCTCTCTCAATCAAAGCAACAGGCTTTGGTGTCGTGTGCCCCTGCACTCGCTCTTTGTCGAATCGCCATACGCTCACCTGTTTTCTGTCGCCATAGAAGGAGTGAGCGCCGTCCTTCATCCAGCCATAAAGACAAGGCTCGTGCTGGCTTTGGTAATCAATTCTAGAAAGCGTCAGACTGTTCTTTGCCCAAATAATCATGCTGCTGAAGTGAAAGAACTCACGAAATACGGCATGGAATATGTCGGCGCATTTGTCTGAATGGAAAACGTAGCAAGCAGCACCTGACTTTGATGAAGACAGGTAGTTCGCAAAAGCCCCGCGAAGCAATGACTCGAGGCCGGACCTGTCATCGTTGTTGATGCCCTTGTAATCAACCCCATAAGGCGGATCAGTAAACACCATGTCCGCCTTCTGCCCCGCCATCAGCCTGTCCACCGCATCCACGCTGGTGCTGTCGCCGCACATCACCCGGTGCTTTCCCATCACCCAGACATCACCAAGCACGCTGACAGGCTGCTCGGGCTGCGCTGGAGTCTCGTCGGGATCGGCCAGACCTTCCTGCACCTCGTCCTCCACGCCCAGATCCTCCAGCTCCTCCGCCGAGAAGCCGAGCCCATCCAAAGCCTCGCCCAAGTCCTCCACCTCTAGCTTCAACATCTCCGCGTCCCAGCCTCCGCCGATCTCGCCCAGGCGATTGTCAGCCAAAACGTAGGCGCGGCGCTGCGTCTCGGTCAGGTGATCCAGCACCACACACGGCACCTCCTTTAACCCGAGCTTCTGGGCAGCCAGCACGCGGCCGTGGCCGGCGACGATGGTCTTGTCGGCAGCGATCAGGACGGGCGCGTTGAAGCCGAATTCTTTGATTGAGGCGGCGATTGCGGCGACCTGCTCGGGCGCGTGTTTCTTCGCGTTGCGCGCGTAGGGAATTAGCTCGTCCGGCCGAAAGGCTTGGATGTTTTTCGTCATCTTTTATTACGTTTCTTGGTCTAGCACGTTAAGAATTTCGCTCCGGAAAAAGTGTAAAGGGTCAAAAAACCCGACCTGACTCCCCTAGGCAAAAGTTTCCTTACCCCCACCCCTACCCCCATGCAGGTAGGCAAATCTTGCCTAGTCATCGCGCAAAGCATCGGCATTTGAGGTTGGATCTTCATGGGCGAGAGCGTTTCGCTGCATTCGCTCGAGGACGATGACCAAATCAGGAAAAATATGCCGCACTCGCTCGAACGCGTTCTTGGTCTCGAGATAGACAGTCTGCTTGCTGACGCCACGCGCCTGGGCACGCTCGCCATAGCTCAGCAGCGGCAGCGTGTTGCCGCTCAACAGCTGAAGCGTCATGCGAAAAGCCACCGGAGAAATGCTCCGGCACGACGCGAGCTTCGAGACGAACGCACCACCCGACATGAGCTTCAGCTGCTCCATCTCATCCAGCCGGGCTGCGATCTCGGCAGCGATGGCCGCGAGCTGGGCTTCGACCGATTGCTCGGCACGCTCGCCGCGGTCGGCCTGCGTGATGGGCTGCTGGTAGATGGTGAGCACGGCTTAAAGTCCCTCGTCGGGCGCGTCGATCAGGGCAAGCACGTCTGGGTCGATGGTGCGCTGGGCCTCGATAAGCAGCGCCTGAGGCTCGAGGCTGTCGGCCACGATGATGTCGCAGGCATTTTTCAAGCGCTTGATGCGCTCGGCATGCTCCTTCAGCACGGCTTTCTTCCGGGTCTCGAGCAGGCGAATGGCGCGGTGGGCGCGGGCGAGGAGGTTGTCGTCGGTCATCATGGTGCAGGTGCGGCGGTGGTTTTCGGGTCGTGGACGTAGGTGTGGAGGATGTCGGGGATATGGAGTTCACCTCGGGCGTCGAGGTTGAGGTGACGCGCCCAGCTCCAGTCCTCGCCGTAATTCGAGGTCTCGAAATGAAATCGCTTGGCCAAGCTCGAGCGCCACGCGCAAACGTGCCAGGCTGCACGCTGGGTGACTCCGCCCGGAGTGAAAGCCTCGTTTCCCGCCCTCAAGTTAAACCGCACCTCCGAGCGCAGGCCGCACCAGATCGCCTCCTGACGGAACGTGACGACGTCCACCGGCAGCGAGTCCGAGACGATCTCCGAGATCGCCTGAACCAGCATCGCGACGTAATGCGACGAAACGAAGTCGTCATCGTCCACGAACGCGAGGAACTGGCCGCGCGCGAGCTGCACAAGCTCGTCGCGCTTCTCGCCGATGGTGCGGTGGCCTCGAGGATCGACGAGGGCGAGCCATTCGACGGAATGCGGGAAAAGCCGCAGTTGCGGCTCGAGGGCTTCAGCGAGGCGCCGAAGGCTAGGCAGCCGCTCGGGAATCGCTGGGGTTAGGATGCTGAGGAGCGGTGACATGGGAGAGGGTGCTGGAGATCCAGACGGCGCGCGGCAGGTCTTTCTCGGCCGCCAGAGCGTCGATGCGCGCCACGAGATCCGGCCGAAGCCGCAAAGCGACCACGACGGGCCGAAGATGATCAGGAGTGCGAGGACGACCGCGAGGCATGCTATTTCCAGACCATAAAAAATGATAAAAATCAATTTTTATTTCGCGAATATCGGAACACCAACTTGCGGCCACGCACCAGCCGCTCGGCATGAACCTCGCCGTCGCTCCAGGTGATGGTCATGTCGCCGGCGGGCTCACGCGGAGCCACGCGGGGCGCCGGGACAAAAGCGACTGGCGGCGCCGACGTGAACCTATCCGGTTCGCCCGCGTTTCCGGCGGGGAGGGCCGAAGGCCTGAGGGCTTTTGCGCGTTGCGAGAGGAATCTGGCGAGGGCTGAACTCATCGAAAAAAAAGTGGGAAAAAAGGGTGTTGACAGGTCGTCTCTAAGTTCGTTTTTAGAATCCGCCCTGTCAGGGAAGGGGCGGCAAGCGCTACGCGCGCCCGCCGCCCCTTACCACTTTCTGACTGGGTTTTTCTGTATGTGCGGCACGGATACAAATCGAGATAAGCCACGATGCCGCATGACCTTGCGAAAGTTGGACAACTCGTTTTGTCCATTGGACAAAAGTTTTGTCCAGTGTTTGTCCAGCTTGTCCAAAGTTGTAAAAAAACCGCGCATTGCTTTGCGCGGCAGGTTGTTGCGATTGGACAAAGTTTTGTCCAGTGTTGTCCAATCGGCCCGTCTGGACAGCCATTTCAGAGCCTCGAAACGTAGACGTGAGAGATGCCCGAGAGCAGCTCGAAATCGACGCCGCCTGAAGCCTCGCCGCGAGGGTCGAGCATGTCGGCGCGGCCTGCGTAGAGATCCGGCTTGGCCATTGGCTCGCGAGGCTTCGAGCGCTTCATGAGGTAGCGAGCCGCGTCAGCTCTGCGCTGCGCTTCCACGCAGGCCGGGCAGCGAGAGCAGCCGCCGGCCGGAGCTTTGCGGCAGCGCATGCACAGGCCGGCGGCCTTGCACTTCGCTCGGGCGATCTTGGCCGCCTCCTTCGAGAGCTGGCGTTTGCGCTCGTTAAAGACCTGGCTCACGGGCTTGCCCTTGCGGTGAGCCCAGCGGGCTCGGGATTTTAGCAGGCATGCCCGGCAATGCTTGCGCCCGGGCTCACACTCGGCCGAGCACTCCCGGCACAGGCCGCGCCGCTCTCGCCAGTCCTTGCGGTGGTCGCAGTCGCCCTGGCGCAGGATCCGCCGGCAATCGAGGCAGACGGGCCGGAAATCGACCACGTAGCCGGATGCCTTGCCGCAGGCGCAGGGGATGCGCTGGCGTTGCATGAGGCTGCGGAGCTGGCCGACGCCGGGGAAATGCTCGCGCTCGCAGGCTTTGCAGCACGTGCCGATTCCCTTCATCGGATTCTCGCATTTGTGGCAGGATTTCGCGGGCATGGCTTATCGGCGACGAAACGACTCCAGCAGCCGCGCCAGCTCGCGCTCCATGTCGGCCTGCTTTTTCAGCAGGTCGCGCACGTCATCCTTGAGCTCGGCGATGATGCGGTCGGCTTCTTCGTTGCGCTCCATGAGGTCGTCGAAGAGCGCTAGCTTGGCTTGGTCGGTGAGCATGTTCATTCGCCGTAGTTGCGATTGATGATCTTGAATCCGGCGGGGCGGCCATTGCCGAACGCGATGGCGCGAGCGGGCCGGACCACGATGCCCTCGGCGGGCGCGCCGTCGGAGAGCCTGCGAGCGTCTGCGATGGCTTGGAGTTGCGCGAGGTTCGTCGCCTCTTGATCGGTAATGCGATAAATCAAGGGCACGACCTCGGAGCCGATAACCTGCGCGACATGGCAGACGTCATCGTATGTAAACCATCCGGCGCCCTCGTGACGGACTTGAAACAGGTAAAGCGTCGGCTCGGTGAGCTTCAACTGATTGCCTTGCACGCCGGGCCCCATGAGTTCGCCCTGCAAAACGAGGCGCCCATCGGTAAACCGCGCCAACTCGTCGAGCTTGAGCTTCTTGACCGCGCGCCAGAATCCATTCTTGCCGTCGTCGCGGAGGCTTAGGTTGCGCGAGCAGACGTCGACGATGCCCTTGCCGTTCTCCCACACGACCGTGCAGGAGGAGCCGTCGAGTTTGAGGGTAATGACGAGCTCGCGCTCAGCCAGGACCATCCTGACGATGCTCGGATGACTCAGGCCGTTATCCTCGTCGGTGCGCGGCGCGAAGTGAGTCGGGAACGCGCTCTTCGCCTCGCCGGATAGGACGGCGGGAATCTCCTTCTCGTATTTCTTCACGCCCAGCTCGCCGCCGACATCGGCGCCGTTCTGCCAGTCGCGCATGTGCTCCGGCAGGACGGTGAGCGGGAGCGCCAGGCCTTGCGAGAACTCGCCGCGGAGCTTCGCGGTCTTGAGCCGGATAGGCAGGTCGGGCGCGGCGGGGTGCGCGAGGAACGCCGACCACGGCGCCGGCGGCAGGATGGTGTCGATCACGATGAAGACGCAGCGGTCGCCGGTCTTGAACTCGCCCTTGCGGACGACGGTTTGCCAGCCGAGCACGGTGGCGATTTCGAGCCGGTCGGCATTCCCATGAGGGCGCACGTCGGCGATGACTTCGATTGAGGCTAGTTTCATAAGAAAAGAGGGTTGCCGGGTATTGCCACCCACCCGGCGAGGGTTCCTAGGTTTAACGCGCTGGCGGGCGCGGGCCTCAGGCCGTAGCGGGAACGCACCTGCGGGCATGCCGCAGGAAAGACTTATCTGCGCGACCTCCCAGCGTTGCCGCCCTGCGCCGGAAACAGATCGCGGAACAGCGCCGCGATGTGGTGGATCTGGCCGCG